ACACCTGGTCTTTTGCCAGTACCAGTCCTTGGGCCAGTCTTTGAGGACTTGAACTACATCCGTCCAGTTGTAACGGCAGTAGGCGCTCGCGCAATGCCAGACGGCGGACAATCAAAGACATGGATTCGCCCAACTTGGACGACCCACACTTCGGTAGGTTCACAGTCACCTGAACTTTCAGGAGTGTCAGCAACTACCCCAGTTATTGCGTCAAACGTTGTCAGCAAAACCACACTTGCAGGTCAGGTCACTTTGTCAGTACAAGACATTGACTTCACTTCACCTGCGGCAATGGAAATCATTTTGCGAGACCTTGCAGGCCAGTACATGATTCAATCGGATGCAGTCGCATGTAACGCAATTCTTGCTGGCGACACAGCATCAGGTTCAACTTGGACAGTAACCGCAAACGATCCAACCAGTTTGATCGCAGCGCTTTACGATGCAGCAACCGACATCCTGCAAGCAACCAACTTCCTGCCTGACCACATTTTTGTCAGCTCCGATGTCTGGAAAAAACTGGGCAGCCAGTTGGACGCAGACAAGCGACCTATTTTCCCGTATGCCGGCGCTGCTGGATTGATGGGCGTTAACGGATTGGGCACAGCAAACGTGACACAAATGAACACGTTTAACCCATTGGGATTGAACCTAGTTGTGGATCGTGCGTTCAGCGAAAACACGATGGTCGTTGCTCGAGGCGCTGCAATTGAGTTCTACGAGCAAGTGCGTGGAATCATGTCGGTAGAAGTACCTGCAACCTTGGGTCGCACATTCTCCTACTACGGTTACGTCTCAACCTTTATCGCAGACGGCGATCAGGTTAAGTCAATCGCAATCGCTTAGTCGAGAGCGGAATAACCGCTCATGGCTACATACACAGTTACCAACAAGTACCTGATTGATGACTTCGCCGTACTGCAACTCCTGACCCCCAGCGAGATTGCAGTCGGCCAGTCAATCACGGTCGCAGGCGTTGACGCCACATTTAACGGCACCTACACCGTGCGCGCATTGCCACAGTATTTGTTTATTGGCGTTGACACGCAAGGCGATCTGCTTTACGACTATCAAGAGCCGATCGCCGATCAGGTGCTTTACGCTAAGACCGCTAACAATGTTGAACGCACCGCCGCGTCTGGCACCGTGTCGTATGACCCTGTTTGCACGTGGGTATCAGCAAGCCAAGTGGCAACCTACCTAGGCATAAACATTCCCAACCCGTCAGACGACTTCACGTTGCTTACGCAATCCGTGTCGGCTGGCAACCAGTTCGCATATCGCAGGCGCCAAGAATCGGGTTATATCGACTCCCTAACGACCTCACCAGGTGGTGACGCAACATTGGGCACTTTGATGTATTGCGCCGCTCTGTGGCGCTCTAGGGGCTCAATAGAGGCAACCTACGCCACGTTTGACGGCATGGGTTCGGCACCACAGCAAAGCCTGACCCCGATCGTCAAGCAGCTGCTCGGCATCCCACGTCCAGCGGTTGCCTAATGGCTTACACCGACCTATTCAACGAAGCGATTGACGATGTCACCGCAACGCTGACAGCTGTATCAGGATTGCGCGTCATAAACGACCCAACCAAACTTGTGCCAAATTGCGTGTACTTGGATGCACCCAACTTCACAACAATTGCTGGCAACGGCAACGTGGTGCGCCTCGAGTTTCCTGTCAAGGTGATCGGCTCGGGCCCAGCAGGTCTGCCGGTACTGCGTCAGATTCTTAACATTGTTGCAACCGTGCTTGGCTCAAAGATCATCGTTATGGGTGGCCGTCCGTCAAGCCTTGAAATCGGTGGCGCGTTGTATCCGTGCTATGACCTTGATTGCGCTATCCAAGCCCAGACTTCGTAATCCACAACTAAGCAACACAAATCATCTACTATCAGAACATAACCTAAGGAGCATTTATGGCCAGTAGCACTTACCTCTCGAACCCAGTCCTCACAATTAACAGCGTTGATTTGACCGACATGTGCAGCGCAGCGACATTGACCTATCTCGTTGAAGCGCTTGAAGACACCGCGTTCGGCACTAACTCACGCAGTTACACCGCTGGCCTTGTCAACAACGAAGTGACCTTGACGATGTACGCGTCGTTTGCAGCAACCGAAACTTACGCAACGTTGTTCCCATTAGTTGGCACTAAGACCAACATCACCTTGACCCCAGCGTCAGGTGCAGAGTCAGCAACTAACCCGAAGTTTATTTTGACTGGTTGCTACCTTGAGTCGTTGCCAGTTATTAACGCATCCCTTGGCGAGTTGTCAACCTATGACATTACGTTCATGGGTGGCGCGCTGACGCTCGACACGACCGCACCATAATCACGGCTCCAAGCCGACATAGGAGAAACATGAAGATCAAGTTGCAGTTAAAGCGCACGCCCGACAGCGCACCCGAGTATTACTACACCAACCTGTTTGTGGTGACCGAGTGGGAGAGACTCGAGCGCCGCAACATCCAGCAACTATCAACGCAACCGCTGTACAGCGATTACTGCTGTTGGATGCACACGATCTTGAAACTTAAAGGCGAACAGATTGGTGACAACTGGCGTGAATGGATTAGCAAAAACCCAGAGCTGGAGATCATTCCGGTATTGGACGAGACTGACCCAAACCCTACGGACGCGGCACCTACCGCCGCCAACTAGCAGAGGTTCTGGTCGCGGTCGGTTGGTGGCCTAGCGACATTGTGTTTGACGCTCGAGACATTGCAACGGTCATTAAAGTGCTTAACGACGCAAACAAAAAACGGAGATAACGTGGCGGAAGTATCGGCAAAGGTAGAGGTCGTAGGGCTTAAGGATGCTCTAAAGACCCTTAACAAGATTGACAAATCTTTACGCCGAGAAATTACCAAGGATTACAAGAAGATCGTCCAGCCTGTTATTGACGATGCAAACAAGCTTGTGCCTACTGGCGTCCCGTTGTCTGGTATGGCGCGCAATTGGCAGACCAAATCTGGGTTTCAGATTTTGCCGTGGATTCCTGGCATGAAACAAAAGATTGCTGCCAAGATCAATACTCGAGCGATTAAGGAATACGGCGGTAACACCACGAATGTGGGCACCTTTGCTATTCAATGGAAAGGCGCAACAGGCACCATGTTTGACACGTCTATGGCTGGCTCTCTTGGCCGTGCGCTAACTGCACGCTATGGCAGTCGTTCACGAGTAATGTGGAAAGCGTACGAGCAACGCCAAAGTGATGTCATGTCCGAGATGGAACAACTGGTTAAGCGCGTTATGGAAGAAGCGAACAGAGAGACCGCGTAATGGCAATCAATATCCCGATCATTTCAGAGTTTGACGGCAAAGGGATAAAGAAGGCTATTGCCCAATTTAAGCAACTGGAAACAACGTCAGAGAAAGCCCAGTTTGCAATTAAGAAGGCGGCGGTGCCGGCAGCTGCGGCGCTTGGTGGTTTGGCGTTGGCGCTTGGTGACGCAACCAAGGCCGCGATGGAAGATCAGCAGGAGCAGGCGGCGTTAGCGCTTACTTTGCAGAATGTGACTGGCGCAGGAGCCGCGCAAACTGCACAGATTGAAGATCAGATTAGCGCAATGAGTCGAGCGTCTGGCATTGCGGACACGGAGTATCGCAAGAGCCTTGAGGCTTTAGTACGCGGAACAAAAGACGTTGACCTTGCCATGAAGGACATGAATCTGGTCATGGACATCAGCACAGCGCTCCAGATGGACAGTTCCACCGTGGCCGACGCATTGGCAAAGGCATACCAGGGCAATTTTAAGGCGCTTCGATCATTGACTCCAGAGATGGCAACAATGATTAAAGAAGGCGCAAGCCTGAACGAAGTCATGGACGTGCTTGGCGGTACGTTCGGTGGAGCAACCGCAACCGCAGCAGACACCGCTGCAGGCAAAATGAAAATCTTGTCTAACTCCATTGGCGAAACCAAAGAGTCAATTGGTGCGGCGCTATTGCCAGTAGTTGAGGCCGTGCTTCCGATCTTGAACAAGTTTGCAATGTGGGCACAAGACAACCCGCAGGCGTTTGTGGCTATTGCTGGCGCTATCGGTTTAGTCGCAGCTGCAATCGTGGCAACAAACATTGCCATGGCACTCAACCCGTTTGCCCTAATCGCTGCAGGAGTAGCGCTACTGGTTGCCGCGCTCGTTGTTGCTTACAATAAGTTTGAGTGGTTTCGCACAGGCGTTAACGCAATCATCAATGGCATACTTGGCGCATTCGAGTCCGTGGTAAACGGTGCAATCATGATGGTCAACGGCATCATTCGCGCCTACAACGCCATTCCAATTGCGCCAGACATCAAGACCATTCAGCATGTCAATTTGCCGTCGCTTGGTGGCACAGCAACACAGGTCGCTAGTCGGATGAACTTGCCGCGCATGGCCGAGGGTGGCATTGTGTCAAGCCCTACTCTTGCGCTGATCGGCGAAGCAGGCCCAGAAGCCGTTGTGCCATTAGATCGCATGCAAACAGGCGGCGGAATAACAATTAACGTCACAGGCGGATTGGCTACAAGCGCCGAGATTGGCGAATCGGTCGTTAACGCTTTGCGCGCTTATTCGCGTAGCGCTGGACCATTGCAATTACAGGTGGCGTAATGCCAGGCACAGCCGTAGTCAATTCAGGCAATTATGACTTAAAGATTGCAACTGGTTTTCAGGTTGACGCGTTCGTGCTTGACGACGCGGTTAAAGGAGTTCTAGACAACACCGAATACGTGCTGGACGGTACGACCGAGTTTGCCGATGTAATGGATTCGGTAACAAACATCAATGTGCGTCGCGGTCGTCGTGACGTAGGCGATCAATTTAGCGCTGGCACCATGACATTTACTATTCAGGACGTGGACGGCATTTTTAACCCGTTTGACCAAAACAGCCCGTACTACGACACTCCGCAATCTAAGCCTGGGCTTGC